GCTCATGCTCGTCGAAGCCGTCAGACTGCGCCGCGAAGGCGCCAAGCTCGCCAGCGATGAAATGGACCCGCCGCTGCGGGCCTATCTGAGGCTGGAGCCTGGCTTGGAGTCGGGCACGCACGGCAACCCTCCGCGCCGCACCTACTCCGCCTGCCTGTCACTCCTGCGCGAGCCGCCATACCCTGGCGAGTCACACTGGCCGATGCTGCACGGGGCGACCGTCACGCGGATCAATGCCCGAGGCATGGTCATCGCCGGAACCGAGATCGTGATGACCGGTGGCGCGAATGAGTATCGGCAGGCCTGGGCGTGCAGGCCGGTTTTCGGCTAGCGGTCTTCCGGCAGATCGCCCCACTTCGACCCACCAGAAAACAGCGGAGGCGGCAGCGTCTTGGGGCGCTTGTCGGTCGGGACGAAGTGGACGATCCGCAGGCCATACCAGCGGCGCTCGGCGTAGAGCATGTGCGGGATCCAGCCTCCGAGCCGGCTGGGCCGTATCAGGATGTGCCGGCGGCCGCTGCGCCACAGAACGAAGTAACGGATGCCGTCGACAGTGACGATGCGGCGCTCCGATCCGCGGCGTATGTAGAGCCCGACGGCGAACAGGATGCAGTTGCTGCGCATGACCCACTCAGGCCGCAGCCTTCCAGGCCACCCAGGCCGGCGCCGCCGCCTTCGCCTTGGGGCGCTCGACGTTGACCGGCGCTGAGAACGTGATCCCGTGGTGCGGGTGGGTCAGCCAGAGCGCCTGGCGCGGCGGCTCGAAGGGGAAATTGTTGCTGTAGGCGTACTCGTCATAGCCCTTGAGCGAGCCGTTGACGATCAGGCGCTGCAGCTGGATCAGCTGGTGCCAGTGGCCCAGCAGCATGGTGTCGTAGTCCATGCCGACCTGAGCATTGCGCCCGCGCTTGCGGTGGTCACCCCGGATGATGGGGCCGAGCGCGCCGATCATGCCGTCGCCGCCCCGGAACTGGTCGCCGTGGGTCAACAGGTAGCGGTGGCCCATGACCGAGTAGAGGCAGTCCGGGCCATCCGGGATCTGAAACCTCACCCGGTCATCTCCCTCGAAGCGTTTCTCGAGGAAGGCATAGAGCAGCCAGTCGAAGCTCGTGAAGTTGCGGCCCTTGGCCCGGATCTTGTGCGTGTTGCGGCCATGGTTGCCGGTAACACATGGCACGAAGACCTGACCGAAGGAATCAGCCAGCGCCTCGATGGCCCAAGTGAGCGCGCCCCACAGGTCAAGCAGGACCGGCATCATCTCCATCTCGTTGGTGGCGCTCAGCTCCTCGTGGATGTCGCCGCTCACCATGTCGCCGCCGAGCGCAAAGACGATGCCGGGATACTTGCGGCCTTCTGTCTTGATGTGGCCGTGCAGGAGGTCAATTGCGACCTCGACCATCGTCCTGAGCCGCTCCTGCGCGATGGGCACGTTGAACTTGTTCACCCCGCCAATCTGGCTCGGGTCGACGACCTCGCCCCAGTGGAAGTCCGAGGCGAACAGCGTCGGGACTCCTGGCCCAGCGAATGCCTTCGTCGGACGCACCATCCAGCCCGGAGCGTCGGGGTCTTGCTCTGACAGCTTCAGAATCTTGGTGCGGACGTAATCGGCGTCGAGTTGCTCGCGCTGAATGAAGCGCAGTTCGGCCTCAAGGGTGCGGATGCGCTCGCGCAGCTTGACCGTGGCGAGTCCGCTATCCGTCGCGGCCTTGTCTGCCTGAACTCCGTCAAGCTCGGCGGCGCGCAGTCGGTTCTGAAGAGTGCCGCGGGGGATGCCGAGCGCCTTCGCCGCTGCAACGCAGTTCTTCCCGCTGGCTTCGTAGGCCCTGACCGCCTCAAGGAGGATTTCGGGGGCGAGTGAATGTGACGCCATCGTCTATCGCTTCCTGCCGGCGACCACCGGCTGAATCGGGACGATCTTGCGGATCATGCCCCTCGGAATCTGATCAGGCGCAGCGACCAATTCAGGATGCCATGCCTGGGTGAGGATCACGCCCTCTGGGGTGTCGCTCATGAGGAATCCAACCTGCTGGACGATGTGCGGGCGGTACACCATCGCCTCATTGGTGACCCATGGGCCTCCGAGGGTTCTGGCGTCTTCCCACTCGACCAGCACGAGATCGGGATGTGGCTTCATAGGTAGCGCGGTCCTGCGGGTCGTGGGACAAGATTGATCAGCGTTCCATGGCGCTTTGCAGCGAGGATCTCGGCATAGGCCTGATCCGCATGGATGCTGTGCCGGCCCGACTCGTCAACGACGGCCCAGGCCACGATGGGCGCGGCAGTGCCGTGCTCCTCGATGAGTTCGATAGCCGAGCCCTGGGACCTTTCGGCCTCTTCCTTGGCCCTGGCTTCATGCAGGTAGACGGATCGCCGGCCGAAGCGGTCGACGACCATCCAGCCTTTGGGGTCGGCGTAGATCGGATGCAGGCTCATTTCGGCCACGCCTTCACCAGCGCGGCATGCTTTGCCCGGCACTCTGCCGCAGCGGATTCGCGGGTGGCGATCAGGTCAAGCAGCTGCCCCAGCGGAACGTCGCCGGCCGGGTAGACCGGTCCCTCGGAGCAAGGCAGCGCGAGGTTCCATGGGGGCGGGTCAATGTGGCCGACTGTCACCACCGGCTGCTGAGTCGCGCAGCCTTGAAACCACATCGGCAGGGATAGGCAGATCAGCCAGCGTTTGAGCATGGTCGGACTCCGAGGCGGCGTGAGGGGTGCAGATCGGGCGCTGGAGGGCCGAACTCAGCGCGGCGCGGGTGCTTGCCAGGGCGGCGGTGCTGCGAGCCCTGGAGGCCTCGAAGTCGGCCGCGGCCGAGGCGGCCTGTTGCTGGCGCTCGGCCCTGGCCTGTGCTTCCTTGGCCTGGTAGCTCGCCACCAGCGCCTCCTGCTGGGAGCGGCACTGGGCAGCTCCCACGGAACGCTCGTGGTGGATGGCCCAGGCTGTGAGCCCGCACACGCTAGCCAGCGCCAGCGCGATGCCAGCCGCCTTCAGCTCAAGACTGAGCGGGAACATTGCCGGCAGTCATGGCAGCGATGGCCTTCTGCGTGTCGGCGAAGGCGGCGCGGTCGGCTTCGAGCGCGGCAGTCTGTACGGCGATAGCCTGAGCCTGCTTCGCCTGTTCGTCCTGCCATTCCAGCATCGTGCGGTTGACGATGGCGCGGAACGACTGCACCTCGAGGGCTTCGACCTTGGCGGCGGCTTTGGAGCGGTCGGGCGCGAAATTGGCGCCGAGGAAGAAGACGGCGGCGACCGCAGCGACGGCGGCGAGGATCAGTGCGATGGTGACGGGTTCCATGGAAGCTCCTAGAAGGGTTGGATGACGATTTCGATGGGCTCGCCGTTGGCCCAGGCCATGAACTCGGCCAGCGCTGCTCGAGATGCCACGCCGGCCAGCTGCTCCTGCGTGTGGCCCTGCGGCGTCATGGCGCCGATGGACTCGCAGGGGGCGATGCAGCCCAGCAACTCGCAGGCCCAGCCCAGCGACGAGTCGCCCGCGAAGTTCGCGGCGTGGATCTCGACGTCGGAGCGGCCCGGCACGCCATGAAGCATGTAGACCGTGCCGTGCTTGGGCGAGCTGTAGAGAGCTGCCTGATAGGTGCCCGGAGGGATGCAGGACCGGCCCGGGGCGTTGTCGCGCCAGGGCAATTCGATGCACCTCAGGACGCGGCCCTCGAAGCTGAAATACCCGGGCGTGCCTTGGTCCGTCGAGGCCTTGCGGTTGATGACGACGGTCTTCATGGCTCGGTGTTCTCCTTGAGCTTCAGCATCAAGCCAACGCCGGCCGCGAGCGCTCCCACGCCGCCGCCGAAGTTCAGCATGTCGAATGGCTGGGTCTTCCAGACCACGACGTAGACCTGCAGGCCGAGGGCGACGAGGATGCAGGCGACTGCGGCCCAGCGCCCGATGTCGTGCGTTTGGCCGTCTTTGCCGGTGAGGATGTCGCGGAGCGGCTTCATCGGTCACCCAGCGGCATCGCACCGCTGTCAACGGGCCTGCCCTTGCGCCTGCGCTGGATGGCGTCCCAGAGCTTCAGCACCGTCAGGGCGATGGTCAGCAGGGTCGCCAACACAGCCAGCGGAGAGGCGCCTCCGGTGAGCCAGACCCAGGCCGAGACAGCCCAGCCGAACAGCGCAGCCCCAGTGCCACCGTGCACGATGTCTTGATGTGCATTCATCGGCGCCTCACTTCATGGAGGCACCGAAGGGCGACAGGTCGATCCACTGGGGGATTCGGCCGGCAAGGCGGTCAAGGTAGCCGCCCGTCGGGCTGTCCTTGAGGTTGACCGCCTGGATCGTCATGCCCGAAGCCCAGCGCGAGGAATTGGCCTGCATCCACTTGTCCAGTTTGGGGATGACGATGGTCGAGACGTAGGCCTTGAGGGTGGCGTCATCAGCGGTCAAGCCGCGAAGGTCTACCCCGCTGTCGATCATCAGCTCCAGGGTCGCCATCTGCGCACCGACTTCACCGCTTGCATTGGTCTGTGGGATCGACCACACGGCCACCCAATAGGCGTCCCCGGTGCCGGCCACGCCGAGCATGTAGGTGATGCCGCCCGAGTCCCAGCGGAGGTCACCCGCCGTGATCGTGACCGTCGGCGGCAGGTTATGCACCTGGGCGAGCGGCAGGGTCGGAGCCGGTGCAGGCGTCGGGCTGGAGGCCGAACCGCTCGGGCTAGATGCGCTGCCGGCCGGCGCCGAGGCGATGGAGCCCGGCACGCTGACCGTGTTCGTGCCGCCGCTGATGACGACCTCGCACGAGTATTGTCCCGTGCAGTTGACGGTGCCGCCGCCGCAAGCCGCGAGGGCGAGCAGAAGCAGCGCGGAGAGGATCTTGCGCATTCGAGGCTCCAATGAAAAAAGCCCGCGCGCGGCGGGCTGTGGATGGGCTGGGAGGATCAGGCGGAGAGCAACTCGGCGACGCGCACCGAGGTGAAGATCGGCGACCCGCTCGGGTGCGACTGCAGGTAGGTCAATCCGGCCTGCAGATCGGCATCGTTCTCATAGACCGTCTGACCCGACGCGATCATGTGATTCATCGTCTGGTCGAAGTCCATGGCGATTGGGTCGGTCGCCGCGAGGGTGCGGATAGCGATTCGCTCTGCCGATGTCATGCGCCGATAGAGCACGATGGCCGGCCAGGAGAGCGTGACGGGAGGTGCCGGAGGATCGGGAAGCTCCGAGGCGCCGGGATGGTGGGCGTCGATGAAGCCCTGACCCGCGAGGATGACGTTGCCGTCAGAAAGTTCGTAGCGAGGCATGCGTGCTCCTTAGACCGGGACCATTTCGAGAAGGGCGAAGCCTTGCCCTCCTGCGCCGGACGTGGCCGAACCGTTCAGGGCGTTGCCACCGCCGCCAGCGCCAGGACCGCCAAGGCCCGCGCTCAGCGAAGGGCAACCGCCGCCGCCAGCGCCGGAGCCGCCCGGCGACCCGCCAGTACCGCCGCCATTTGCGCCAGTTCCAAGGCCACCGCCGCCACCGCCGCAGACGCCACCGTCGCCTCGCGTGCCAGCCGCAGCGATAGTCCCATAGCCACCAGGCCCTGTGAATTGCAGCGGACCCAACCAGAGGCCGGCCGTCGCAACTGCTCCAGATTCGTCGTACCGAGGCTGTGTTGCATTCAGGTTGACGAACCCAGACCGAGCCGGCCCACCCGTCGAGCTGTTGTCGGTCGCCGGGCCAGAGCTTCCGCCGCCGCCCGTGCCTGCCGTCGTGTTCGATCCGGTGACAGAGCCGCCATTGCCGCCCACGCCGCCACCGCCCGTGCAGATCGACGAAGCCGCCGACGTGGTGATGTCGCCACCCTTGAAGCTGCCTCGGACCCAGCCAGCAGAGCCGCCGCCTGTGGCGCGCAGGGTCGCCGCAACGTAGGTCGCCAGACCACCAGGTCCGCCAGCTTGGCGGAAGGTCGCCGTGCCCGTGCCGGACGTGCCGCCAGCCGCCGCCGTGATGCTGGCAGTGGTCGATGCCTGACCCGCCGCGCCGCCCTTGGTCGTGATGGTCACGCCGCCGACAGCGATGGAGGTGTCGCCGCCAGCATTGCCGGCAAGCGCGCCGGCCGAGCCCTGCGTTACCGCAGCCCCACCCGCGCCAATGGTGAGCGTCACCACCGTGCCAGCGGCCAGCACGCCCCAGTCCATGTAGGCGAACTCGCCACCACCACCGCCGCCAGCGCAGCCGGCCGTGCCATTGACGGCGCCACCAGATGCGCCGCCGCCCCACTGCCAAGAACGAACGCGGGACGTGACTGGGATGGTGAAGGTCTGGCTAGAGAAGAAGCCAAGCGTCGTGTCGGCGGTGAGGGCGCTGTCGCCGCCGCCGAAGAGTTCAGTCAGGGTGGTCACTTAGACAGGCCTCCAGCCTTGAACGCCATCCACGGGAAGCATCTGGAATGAGGCGTTGTTCTTGTTGCAGATCAGGTCAGAGGCCCGGCCCGCGATGGGGTTGCCGTTGCGCGCGATGGTCAGGTTGTTCCTGAGCCACGTCCCCGAGTAGTCGGCGAACGGGATCGGCTGAGTCACATAGGCAAGGTTCGCGGGAAGCGTGGCCGTGAATGCGCCGGCAGAGGTGTCGCAGAAATAGCCCAAACCCTGCACCGCGTTGAAGTTCGCGTTGCGATACAGCGTCGGCACGAAGCCAACGCCGCCGAGTTGAGCGATGCGGTTCGGCCCCAGGAAAGGAGCGTTGGCGGCGACCGCGATATTCCCGCTCGTGACGCTGCTGGCGCCGTTGGCGATGGTCACGACGTAGGCCGCGACGAAGCCGCTGTCGGGGCTCGGCGTTGTCTGGGTGCCGGTGGCCGCGGCGGTTCCGGCCTTGATCTGGACCGTGCAGGCACCAGCGCGAACCGTGGCCTGCGACGCTCCGGAGTTGCTCGGGCCGGTCCAGATGACCGTTGGATTCGCCGAGTTGTAGTAGGGCAGCGCCAGCATCCCCGTATCCACGTCCTGATAGGCGACCTGGACGAGGTAGTTGATGCTCTGCCCCGCCGTGCCAGGGGCCGGGCAACTCAGGACGACAGGATCTCGAGAAAGGCCCTGCTTCAGGACTTGGTGCGAGTCGGTGCCGAGGGTGCTGTAGGCCGTGGCGTCCATCGTCGCCAACTGGTAGATCGAACCGGCTGCGACCGAGACCTGGAGGCCAGATCCAGGCGTGCAAGCGAGGCCATCCAACACCTGATTCGAGCCGATGGCGGTAGCGGCCAGAGCAGAGAGCGCGAGGAAGGCATTCTTCTGCGCTCCGAGGATGTCGGTCTCAAGGCATTCCTGCCCCGAGTAGACGATTACACGGTCCAAGATTGGCTCCTAGTTGAAGAGGGCGGCCCAGACCAAGGTATTGGTCGGGCGTACCGATTCGATGGCGGCGTAGATGTCCGCGTCGCTGATGCCGTACTGAGGCAGTCCGCTTGTAGGGCGGTAGACCTTCACCAGCAGATTGAACGGAGCCCTGATCGAGCCGTAGCGCGTGTAGCCGTAGCCGGAGCGGTAGCGGTAGGCGCCGCAGTCCACCGGGTTCGTGAGTTCGATCACCACCGGAGTGCGGCCGGTCACGTCCTGCAAGACCTTGATGAGGCTGGCGCGGGTCGCCCGCTCGCGCAGGAGGTTCGAGATGATGGCCGAGCGGAAACTTGCGTCAGACTGCCCTGCCCTGCGAGTGAACGAAGGGCCGAAGAAGTCGGCGGCGATCATGTCGAGCCAGCCGTCGCTCGCGGTCTTGATCCGCAGCTGCAGGGCAGCGTACATGATCAGGCTGTAGGCGAAGCTCTGCGTCGTCGCGAAGGCCTGTAGGACGGCATTGGTCAGCGTGGCCTGCGTGAGGTCGCCAAACCATCTCGGAAGGACTGAGCCGAGCCGCGAGGTGATGTCGGGTTTATCGCCGGTCGCCATTTCAGGACACCACCACTGAACCAGCCTTGATCACCGACACAGTGCTGGCCGTGAGATCCGCTGCGTTGCCGTTGATCGTCGAGGCGGTCACGTTCGCGACGCCGGTCGTGGCGTCATAGGCGACTTGCGTCAGCCGGGCGAGGTAGAGGGTCGCGCCGAGGGGTAGCGCGTTGACGTAGGCCGTGATCGCGGTCTGCACTAGAGCCCGCGTGCCGGTCGTGTCGTAGCCAGCGGCCACTGTGACGGCAATCGTGATGTTCGCGGTCACGATGGTGGGCGGGAAGACGCCGAAGCTCGAGCCCATCGGCCGAACAGCATCCACTGCCGCATAGGCGGCCAGCAGCGTCCCAGAAGGGGGATTCCCCGATCCGTCATCCACCACGACCGTGAAGTAGCCCAACTGGGCGCCACCGGAGTAGTTCGTGTTCTCGATCACCAGAGCGGTGAGGTTCGCGGCCACCGACTGCGCGGCGTTCTTGACTGCTGCCTTCGTGGCACGGGCCAGCGAGTTGATGTAGTTCACGAACCGAGCCCGGAGCGCGGTGTCGCTCTCGGCGTCGGCGCCGTTCGTGAACTGCAGGGCGTTCGTGACGCTATCGACGCCGGCGATGGTCTGGGTCAGCGTGGTGATGATCCCGGCCGCGGCATTGCCGGCATAGCCTGCCACCTGAGCGGCCACAGGGACGATCACGCTGGAGATGCCAATCGCCATGACGTACCCACCCAGCCCCGAGTTGTAGGCCGAGTTCCCGGTGTCGATGGTGACAATGAAGCGTTGACTGCCGTCCGTGGTCTGGACGAGCGAGCCGATGGGCACGACAGCCTGGGCCGTGGGGGTGAAGCGCGAGAACGTCACCGCGCCAGTCGCAGCCACAGCGGGCAGACGGGTCAGGCCATAGTCGCCGACCCAGCTATCCAGGTCGGCCCCGCTCGAGGTCGCGGCGCGGCTGGTCGAAAGCAGCGTCAGGACGATGCCTTGCAGCCACAGCACGACAGCGGCATTCGCTTCGACCAAAGACCGCAGGATGGAGCCGATCCGGGTATCAACCAGCTGGGACGCGGCACCTTGAATGGCCGTGACCTGATCGGAGACCAGGGTCGCGAAGTCTTTGGTCGAGATTGCCATGTCAGGTGTTCACGTCGAATGCGAGGGTTTGCTGGGTCTTTGTCTGGGCATCCACATAGCGGATGGAGACCGAGAGCCCGCCATTGATCGGCGTCACCGATATGACCGGCGCGGGGTCGGGCGCTACAGCGTCTTCAAGGGCCATCTGCTGCCTGATAACGGCGACGATCTCTGCCGCCGTGGCCGTCGAGCCGATGAAGCGACCCAGGCCGGCGCCGTAGGTCGGATGCCAGATGTAGTCCCCGGGATTCGTGAGCAGGCGCCGAAGGACGCGCTGCTGCCCCCGAATGGTCGTGTCGACGGGCTGAAGGTCGCCGGTGACCGACGAGAGCACATCCCCGCCGAAGTAGTGCCAGATGTCGTTCATGTCACCGTGCCGCTGTTGCAGGTATCGCCTCGGCTATCGACCGTGTGCACCACCGCATTGCTCGTGATCTCGTCCACGATGCCCTCGCAGAGCGCCAGCAGCATCGCGTCGCGATAGCCGACAGCGGGGCCAGAGGTCGAAACCTGCACGTCGCTCACAGCCGCCATATAGGCCTCGATGCGCGACTTCATGCTGGAGGCGCTGAGGCTCATACGCTGCCCTTGAGGTTCGAGGAAATCATGACGTGCGGCTTGCCGGTGAAGGCGCAGACGCAATCGCCCTGCACGATGCCCTTCGTGGACCCGCTGCCGCC